GATTCAAAACGGCGGGAGGTACCGGGGCCGTCCGGAGAACCTATTAATTATTTCAGGTACTTAGCGCCCTTCCTCAAATTATCTACAGCCCGTAGCGGCCTTAGATTTTGTAACGAATTTATCGTAGCTGGGCAGGTTATTCCCTCAGAAATAAAAGCCGAAACCGGTTTGATATGATCGACGTGCCACTCCCCGTGGTTAGCCCAGTTCATCCAGGACTCGAACAGTTTCTCTATGTGCTGTCTGAAGTCCTCGAAGCTATAGCCTAATAATTCTTGGGTATTGGCTGTCTTCATACCTCTGGCCGCGAGCGTAACGCGCTGTACCAGAGTTCTACAAGTCAACGCCGCTTTCGCTTTCGGCGTATGTTTGAGCCTATGGTACCGCGCTGTATTTTTCTTGACTATAGCTGGCCGCATTTTATCCTTCAGTCGCTGATACCTTTCTCTCGATACTTCCCCTCCTCGCCCACTCTTCCAGTATTTTGTGTCAACCTCCCCTCTTCGTCCACTCTTCTTGTACCTTGTATCACGCGGCTTTTTTATTCTCTTTTTCTCTTCTGGCGTTTTCCGCTGCTTATCCCGCCCGCATTCAGTACATCCGTGACCCCTCAAATGGTGTGTCAAACTTTGTATAAAAATCCCATGGTCGGGACAAATAATAAAAACTTTCGTATCACAATGTACTTGATCTGGAATAAGCGAATATAAATACTTATCTCCATGCTTTTCTTTAAACCCTTTTAGCCATTTTAATCTTGACTTATACGCCATATGTGTAACCCCCTATCCAAAAGGTTGTATCCCTGAAGGTTTAACGCGGCAAGCCGGGGGATAAATCCAGCGTTTCGGGTGCTACCCTATCCGCGCTTTAAATATATAGCTCTATCTCTTCAGTATGTCAAGGCCGCTACGAAAAAACCCGCAACGTTCAAGACGTTACGGGCTTTCGGTAACTCAAAACTTAATCAAATTAGTAGGTTTTCCCTCTGTTTGATATCAGTTAACTAAATAAACATACCCGGTACAGATTGTCAAGAAGGAGAGACCAGGGCCGCTATGGAGCCGACCCTGATCCGGAGGAAGAGCCGGGGCATCACACCCGGAGGAAGAGTCTTTTTTGATCCGTTTGATCATGCGCTCATGCTTATCACGTATTCGTATTTGGCGCAAATTCATTTCTTAAACAATCCCTGCCGCTTAAGCTGGAACTCTAGCGACTCGCGATAGATCCCAGCCATAAAATTCTTTTGTGTCTTCTTAACCGCTGGCGCAAGCCAAGGCCGACGTGGTATAGACACCGTTTGTTCTGACAGGTCATACAGCATTTTAAGTCGCGCGTTACCCGGCCAGCCGCGTTTAACATTCCGTTTGCCACCGACTACCCGGAAAAAACCTTTTTTCTTACGTCCCCCAAAATCATGGAAGATATTTCTTTTGCCTGAATTTACAGCCTCTTGCACTTTTAAAACCAAAGCTTGTTTTTTATTTTTTGGTGTTCTTAATTTCTTTAGCTGTATATTCTGTAATTTATTAGCTTTACGGGGCAGCCTGGTCCTTGGCTTTTTACCCATCCCCTGTCCAGCGGAATACGCCGTCGCAATCGGTACGCCCTCTTTGCCACGTTTCGCCTTGATCACCCCAAATTCCTGATCTTTCATGTAATCCGCAGTCGAGCCCACAATGGCGGCCTGTCGTCGAACGTCGAGCGTCTTAGTCTGTTCAACACATATGCTCTGGACGGTAAACCGGTTACGGAGTGTCAGATCCTGAGCTATATCCATTTTAGCTATTTTCATCGCTGTAAAAGCCGATTTATTAACCGTGTTTTTCGTTGCGAAAGGGTACGCCCGATGAGCAAAGGCTTTAAGGTCTCGCTCATATCGCTTAATTTGTTTATCATCAATTCCAAACATGCCCCATTAATACCACAATCAACCACGCTGTCAAGCCCACCCCGTAACCCCGCATGCACACCAAAGATTCGGTGTGAACATAACTTATTGATACTGTACCATATACTACCCTTTATACCCTTATACCCCTAACTATTAAGTATTAGAGTATAGAGATAATACAGTAATAGTATAATAGTATACATATATACGTAATAATATATAATACATAACAGTATATAATAATATAGTGTTGTATGACAAAATAGCTATAGAGAGTTAGGCCGGTCTGGGGTATCCGGTAAGAGGGGTTAAGTGTTTGAAATTATTAAAATAACCCCCACACCGTAAAAATCCAAAGTTCGGGGTTTGAGGTAAGCTGAAACAATTTTATGATATTATTGTATTAAAAAACCCCACTACAAAAAATAAATATTAAATATTACATAAAAAAGCTTGACAGCCTCGAAATGCTTTGATAGGTTTGTATTAAATTAAACAACAAACACGGAGATAACAAAATGACAAAACTCAACGAAAACGAAATAAAAGAAATGTTTGAATTAGCCGCAAAAATGATCGTCACAGGACAAAGCGGACTTAAAAAGATATTAACAAAAAAGGCGTTAGACCTTGGTCTTGAAAAAATGGACATGCTGCAGGTTGTATCAAGTCTTGTATCAGACTATGAGCAATCTCGGATTTTTGTTGAGAAAAAAGGCAGCTACCACGGATCAGCTTTCGCACTTTTTTTAAACCTTGAAATATCTAAAATTTAAAAGGATCTAACAAAATGAGAAAATACAGAATTGAAAACATTGAAAAAGCAAGATTAAATGGCCGAAATGTTAAAGTGTTTCAGTTATTTGAGTACTGCAATGGCTATTTTGGGTACAAAGGATCTTACGACGTACCGGTCCGGATTGCTAATAAAAACATAATTGAATATTTACATTACAACAACTAACCAGGAGACAACAAAATGTGGCCATTTAAAAACAAAAAGGCAGAGTATATGAGAAAAGCAACGGACGACGCAGCCCAGATAAGGGCAGAGTACGTGAGAGAAGTAACGGACGAAGCAGCCAGGATGGCAGGTGTATTACAAGATTTCAGGGGTATTGGTGATAGTTTTAATTACCTTGGAGTTGAAATGACTGTTACAGGTCACAGCAGGACAGTACAGGTTCCTCACGGCGTTTCAGTTAAACCGGTTTTAGCCTGTGTCTATGTGGATAACATCGGAATAATACGGCATATAGAATTTGAACCGTCACTTATAGAATGCTTAAGAAACATCAGTCGATAATCTAACAGGCCCGGGCAACCGGGCCAGAAAGGCAGAATATATAAAGAGTCAGCTTGTTGAGACTACTAAATTTTTAAAATAGGAGATAAATAATGACAGTACGTACAGGATTTATTTATTATGGCGGCAAGGGTATGCTTGCCGGTAGATACCTGGCGCCGAAATATGATACGATTATTGAGCCGTTTGCCGGCGGCGCGGCATACTCTTTTAGATATTACTCGCGTAAAGTGATTTTATACGAGATCGACCCAGATGTATGTGCAATGTTACAGTATATCAGAGATAGCCAGCTCGACCACATTAATATGATACCTGACAATGTAAAAAAAGGCGACAAAATATCTGATATAATTGATAAAATGGACTGTATCGTCCCTGACGGGTTAAAAAATATTTTAATAGCGGCGACAAATCTCGGAACTTGCGGGTTAAAATCAAAAACAATCACTGAATTCGGCGCGAAAAAATGGTATCATAATACTAAAAAAAAGATTGTTGCACTGGCATAATAAAATAACGCATTGGGAAATAATAAACGCATCGTATGCCACAGCGGCCGCACCGAAACGTGCAACGTATTTTATAGACCCGCCGTACGACAACAAAGCCGGAAAATTATATAAATATCATAACATAGATTATAAAGAATTAAAAAATTGGGTGTCAAATTTAAAAGGTCAAATTATTACTTGCGAAAATAAAGACGCGAACTGGACGGAAGGAAAATCTATAAAACATAATGGGGGTTTTAATATTAAAAAAAAATAAAAAACCGTAACATTGAAATTTTTAGTCATAATGAACAATAATGCTCGGGCAACCGGGCCAGAAAGGAACAATGATATGAAAAGCAAAAAGCTATACAGATGGGACGCCGAACAGATCGACCAGCGGGGCCATATTTTTCTTAGCGATTTAACAAAAGCCGCTTACCTGCCCGGCACCGTCAAATTGACGCTAAGACTTGTTATATATAATGAGATTGAAGAACTCACAGAATATTTTACCGCGCCTGTCGATCCTGAGAGTGCCACCCTTCCCGAATATTTTTTAAATGAATCCGGCGCCCCTTGTGGTTACAAAGTACCAGAACGATTTCACCAGGAATTATCGGATAGGAGGACTTTATAATGGGACGGTCATACCAAGACGGCAAAGGAAATTTTCATCCGGTGCCGTACGGCAAGGAAGATGCAAAACGATACCGGAACAGTAGATACGAGTCAGGCGTCAAATGCCCTGTATGCAATCATACGGGCATACGTTACACTCACACAGATACTTGCATCCATTGTGCGAGGCTTAACGCTATTGACTTATACGCCTATTCTGTTGGTGCTATGAGATTTATAGTTGTACCCGAAGAATACCGCGGCGGCGAAATATCAACATATTTTCCGCGCGGCGGTTATGGGGACCGGGTTATTAATCAGGCGTATATGGACGAAATAAAACAGCTTCATGAGCTACTAGGCGGGCAGATACCGACGCCGGTTAATACAAAACAGGCCATAGAAATGGGCCTTGAATTATGGGTACGTTCTGAACCTTGCCCACGATCCGGGCATTACGGCATCCGTACATTAAAAGGCCATTGTTATTTTTGTGAGCTGGAACGCAACACCAAATCACCAAGACAGATAGCCATGGCAGCAAATGAGACCTGGTACACGCCCACTGAGCCTTGCCCGAAATGCAACACACTTTCAGAACGTCGGGTTAATGACGGTAAATGTTCCGGCTGTCATCCAAATATCAGGAAAAGCGGGGATAGGTCGCCCAGACAAGCCGCAATAGCCGCCGGGCAAACCTGGTACATACCGGACACACCTTGCAAGCATTGTGGCACTCTGGCCGAACGTAACACCCACAACGGCCAATGCAAAGGCTGTATAACACCCACAGTGGACGGCAGGCGCTCACCGGATAGTATAATGATGGAAGCCCAGCCGGATATGATTATCAGCCGTGACCAGGCCCGTAAGCTCGGCTTGAAAGTGTTCCGTACCGGCGAGCCGTGCACCCGGGGCCATGTGGGTTTTAGATATGTATCAACCGGCAGTTGTATAAAATGCTTGAGAAACGGAGGGGGTTAACAAATGACTACAATAAATATAGTATGTGAAAACTGCGGAGCTGATCAAGGTATAATTTCAATGACGGGTATTCCGTCTATATTATGTGGGGACGATCTATCTTTATCAGATGGTGGCATTTATAACTACACATTAAAAACAGGCCGATGTTCCGAGTGTGTAATGGATTGTGAGGAATGTGAGATAGCGATGAAACATAATTGTGAGGAATGTGACTACAACGATTGTGAATTATGTAAACATGAGTTTGAGCCAGTATAACGAAAAAAGGCGGCCCCCTCTTCAATTTGGGTGCCGCCTCTCAAAAGAAGCCATTTTATTTTATTCCTGCATCACCCCCCATCTGTCCGGAATTTATAATACTGTAACGCTTTTTTGATATCCTGTTCCGCACCGTTTCCGTCTTTAAGCCCCGCCCGGAGCCTATATTTTATCTCGTTTCCAACACAATACGCTTTGTAATGATCCGGGTGCTTAACCTGGTCAGCCACTATTAAATACCTCCGCTGCTTTACCTGTCCCGGCGCCTACCATGGCTGCGCTCTGTGCCTCTTCGTACGCTTTAGCGACAGCGGCCGGGGACTCGATGTTGTTGGCAATATGCCCTATCTTTATAAATAATCTCGGTTTTTTACCGTCCGGCATTACAATATTGTTAACACGTCCCTGCTTGAGCGCTGGATGCCAGTCGTACCCTAACGATATGAGCAGATCCCGCCGTTTGTTATGTGGTATTGATGTTTCCCGCCTCATCATCTTGAGCATATTTTCAAGCGCGGCTGATGATACCCAACCGCCTGCAAAGCCTGGACGGTCTTCGTCAATAGCTTCAAGTATTTCTTGTTCAACGCCGCCCAGACCCGCTTGTATAGCTACATCCGTCGTTGATGTTACCGGCGCCCTATGACAGCTTGTCGCAGGGTTTAATTCGTCCGGTATCTCATAGCTGTATAAAAAATCTGTTACGATTGCGTAACCGCCGCTTCTGAGCCATTTATATAAATCCGGAAAATAATCACCGACCATACCGTCACGCTCCAGGTGACAATGGAGCTGCTGGCCTGTAAAAAACGTTGCAAATCGTCGGTCATTTTGGGTCTTACGTACCCCATCTTTATGATTCGAATTAAAAAGGAAATTAGCGCAACAGTCCTTCATAACTTGTGCCTGCTGCATAGCCCGGCATGGTAGGCGTTCATTCGTTATCATAGGCTTAAGGACTTCTATCAATTCCCGTTTTTGATCCGGGACATAAATGTCCTCGACGCCGATAAATAATTTGTCAAACAGCCAGGCGTTAAATTTTTCACTAATTTCCGAAGCGGGCGGCATATGGACATATTTTTCTCCAATTGCTGCAGCCACACATCGTGTAAACAACGTCTTGCCGTTGCCTTCCACGCCTTGCAGCAACGGCGCCCATTGAAACTTAACGCCCTTGTGTTGGACGCAAGCGGCAAGATAAGCCATTAGTATAGCCTGGTCGTGCTTCTCGGGAAGGATCAAAGCAAGATGTTTTAAAAACGGCGCCGGATCCCCCGACGTCCTCGCGGTCACGACCGGTGTATAAATATTGACAAGTTGCCGCCCGTCCCGTTTGATGATAGCACCCGGCGGCTGGTCCGGTCTGAAGCACGTCGACTCAGCTTTCCGGTATCTTACTACTTGGGATTCCGTAAAAGCTTCAAAGGCCTTCTTTGTAGATTTATTGCCGGAATCTTCGAGCTGAAATACATACCCGCCATAAGTAGCATTAAATTGTTCTGCTTTAAGCAAAGCCCCGGACGGAATAAACACCCGGTGTTCATCCTGTATATAAACGCACCCATTAAAATATTCTGTCTGCTGAGTCGGGCCTAAGTACTGATAACCCGTTGTAATTTCCGGCCCGGACTGTCCGCCCATTGGATCCGTTGCAGATTTTATAGGCTTAACCATGGCGGCAAGTTCTGCAGCGGATTTGTCTTTATTTTCAAGCCAGAAATTAGATTCTGTAACCGGCCCGGTTTTAACAGATAGAATAGCGACCGTTTCAGCGTCGCCATGACATTCGGCCAATTTGTTAGCGCGTACCTGTGCCGCAAAGTCTTGCTGTGCTTTCGACCCTTTTAATCCTGTTGCAGCTTCCCCGCCGCTACCGACTGAGTAAACAGTTTCTTGCATCGAGGCGGCTTTTAATATGGTCCGGATGAGATAGTCCTCGCGCTCCCATTTATCACGGACAAGCGCGGACCGTTTCATCAGCCCAAGCATTCGTTCACAATTCTTACCCGTCCAGAATGCTAAGTGCTGGGCAAGGGCGGCGTCGGCGCTGCTATCATCATACGACCGGCCACGGTCTCCCGCGTCCGGATAGGAAGCACCCAAGACGTCCTCGTCAGCTTCCCAGAGTGCTTTGAACCCTGTCGCACCACCAAAAGCCGAACCCGCCGACTTAGCGCTGCAGGCCTGTTTAATTAATTTATCGTCGTCAGTTGGCCCGGTATATTCCGATACTGGTTCAGTTGTCCAGTCTTGCCCGGTATCCGACACGCGCGGCTGAAAGTATGTGGCCACAATTCCGGCCAGGGCGACCGTGCAATCTGTTTCAGCAGATCCAGCGGCCCGGTCTCCGGTCAATGCTACAAAACGCCCGCTTGTATAAAGCTCAATTCCTTGCGGTATATTTTTGCAGGCATGGTCCGGGGCCGCCCCTGTGTATCGTCCGAATAGATGTAGCCCTTTACCGGATTGAGAAACTTCTACCGCCGCGCCGGGCAGTCGAGACGTTAAACCCTGGGCCGCTGTCGTCCATTGTTTACCGTCTTGAGACAGGCATCCGTCAATATCGAGGAAAAAGAAAGGGTCTGATTCAGTAAACACAAAGCCTATGCCGTATTCCGGCCCGTACAGGCTTGCGGTCTTAATAGCCGTTTCGGCTGTTAACCACGCGCCGGGGTCTTGAGCGTCCCCGGTCGTACCTGTTCGATAGTCAACAGGCATTTTGCCCTTACGTAACACAAATTGAGCGTAACCCGCCAGAGGGGCGAGCGCTTTAGGTAACTGCCTCATATTAGACGCCCCTTATTTAAGAGTTAACAAGATGTTTTATAGCTTCGTTACGTAACTGAGAGGGCGCGTCTATAGCAATCGGGTCTTTAGCCGTTAGCCCCTGGGCGATAACTTCAAATACCTCGAGCGTTACGGCCCGGACCATAACAGCCCTGCGCAATTCGGGCATACTGTAGTACTGTGAAATCAGGCTGGCGGACACCCCGGCGGCCTCAGCTATTTGTTCCCGCGTCATAACCGCGTACCCTGTGGCTTTGGCTACGTCAAGCGCCATTTCAAGGATATGTTCTTTACGCAGCGACGGATTTGTCCGGGTTTTAATAGCTTTTTTTAACGGTCCAACAAAGCCTTCCGCGCGTAAATCTTCAATAAAATCGGTAAAGGTTTTCCCCATAACGTAGGGGAATGAGCCGTCAGCAATCCCGGCGCGCTCACATAGCCCCGCCCTGGACAAGTTAATAATACCGTCGGCGTTAATCATTTCTATAGCAATTTTTTTAATTCCATCCATTATTTTAAGCTCCTGTAGTTTCCCGAACAATACGCGGTATGTAGCTAACTGTCAATATAAAATGTTTTTAAAGACTACACACTCTACAACCTATCTTACGGCCTGATTTTATTTCTCGTGGCACCCGGCCTTTTTTAAACTCAGTAGACAGATCAGATAACTTATGTGGCCATACTTTATGCTTACCGGGGGTCATTAATGTATGGCCTAATTCGTCTTCAAGGTCTGATATTCTTTTAAAATATAAAGGATGTTCTTTCCAAAGCATCCACCACTCACCAATGCGTTGATAAAAACACATGGCGCAATCAGTTCTACGAGGTATTTCAATTTTATGGTAATTTAAATAATCCCAAACCTCGTCAATACCCCAGCCCCAGTCGCGCAATGGGAAATTTTGTTTTATATTTTCATCGTATAAAGTATGGCCTTTTCGTGTTGGCTCATCAGCTCTTAAACCTATATGGACAACTGCTGAGTCAAACTGATTGTAAAAGGTTTGGGCCACTTCAATCTTTAATATCCGAGTACACCACCTCTGATGATAATTGGGCAATGCTTTAAAATGCTCGATTAGCTTAAAAATTGTTGGATATTTTGGGTCCGTTAAATATACAATCGGTTGTTTGAGTATAGACTCTAATTTTTTCCAGTGCGTTTTCATCTCGGGTAACTCATCACCTGTCGGCGTACAGAAAAAAACGTAGTCCCTTTTAGGATACAGATCTTTTAATCTTAACGCAGTTGCTGTCGAGTCTTTACCCCCGGATAGCCCTACAAGTTCTTTCATAACGTACCCTCCCCGGTAACAAAACAGGCGTCTCCGCCGATTGATGCCACCAGCTCTAAAAATTTTAGTTGCGCAGTTTCCCGTGGCGTTCCGGTATATCGCCAGCCCCTTGGTTTAACCTCACGGGCGACAAATACCCCAAGTACCTGGCCAATATGTTCCGGTGTTATCAATACCGGTTTTAACCCTATCAAATCGCTTGATTTTATACGGGCGTTCATCTGCTGTGAGTCATTCGCCAACCCGTACCGGACGAAGGATCCGTCTTCTGTGAGCATAGCGCCCACATTGTTACGCCATACCCGCGCGCCGGCCCGTGACGCTTCAAGCCTGATACGATTTTGAACAGCCGCTTCAGACTCACCGGCCACGGTAGTCGTCGGGTCAGTGTTTACTAATCCCATACGGCATTTCAGGTCTTCAGTCGCGGCGTACGACACACCCCATTTGATGGCCCATTCGTTAAGATTCATAGTTCCCCAGCCTTTCCGTTAATGTTAAAGCGTCCCGTGTTCCGAGTGCTTGCGCGCTTAATACGTCTACGTGGTACAAAAAATAAAATCGTCTGTAACTTTCTGAATCAGGACGCCCTAACGCTCGCTGTTGTCCGGCCCATAACGCGATGGCGTCCCGTAGTATAACCTGTGCTTTTTGTTTTTCAGTGTAACGTTTTGCTGCAGACATGGCCGCTATATGATGCAATCGTCCGGCGCCGCTTTCGGCCAGGTACTCGGCGGGTGTCAGATCCAAGTCAACAGCCTCGCCCCGCATAGCCGCCAGTGTGGCCGCATCAAGCTCAGTTAAATCGCCATCAACAAATTCAATTGACGACCGGGCCATCGGCTTTGCCTCATAGCCACAGTACGGACAGACCTTATGTATACGCTCATAAACGGCCGTACAAGCCGGGCAAGCTCGAACGGGTATAACATCGTCGGGCGTTCCGTTCCGTCGTTTCTCGCGTCTGTCAAGCGTCCATACTCTTGGCGCGTCCGGTAGGCCGTGGCGTATAACATTTCCCACATGGTCAATAATAACGGCTTCATGCTTTCCGTCCATAATCCGCAGAGACCGCCCGAATTGCTGGGCAAACAATCCAAAGGACTGAGTAGGCCGGGCCATGCTGACCACTTCTATAGAGGGCAAATCAAATCCCTCTCCGAACAGATCCACATTTACAAGCTGCAGCAACTCGCGGGATTTAAAACGCCGTAAAACCCGGATCCGTTCCGCGTCTGGCGTTTTGGCGCATATCATTTCAGCTGGTACGCCCGCGCTCCGGAACTGTTCCGCTATATCCGTGGCGGTTTCTACATCGCTGGCAAAGGTTATACCAAGCTTGCCAGGTGCTATCTTAAGATAGTGCTTTACAACATCGCCCACCACTTGCTAAAGTCACCGTCTGACCCGGTTTTAACAGTTGACAGATCCAGGTCAGACGGCGGGGCGAAAATTCGATAATCTGTCAAATAACCCTGATTTATAAGGTCGCGCATTCCCGGCCCCTCGACCAGTATGTCAAATACCCCGTCCGTATGGCGCCCCAGCCCCTTACCATCAGCCCGCACCGGCGTAGCCGTAACGCCGAGACCACGAGCGTTTGGAAACATATCAACAGCTTTGCCCCATTTGTTGGCCCGTAGATTATGATGGAGTTCATCTACTACCCATAGCGTAACGGAGTTACACCAGTTTTTAAGGCTGTCAACACGTCTGATCAGGGTATCCACACCGGCCACAGCGGTCGGCGCGTTCGGATGATAATAAGACGTCCCCAGTTCTTCCATTTGTAACCTATTGACAAGCCGTATCACACTGTTTGGGCCTATTATTCGGTGACGTACTTTACTTTTTGCAAGAGCCAACGATATCTGGCTTACCAGCTCTTGACGATGTGCAATCGCTACACACGGGCCGTTATGTTTTTTTATAATATTTGAGAAGCAAATCGTTTTCCCACCGCCAGTTGGAAGCACCGCTGCTACATTCCGCGCGCCTGATTGCCAGGCGTCGTCAATATCTTTATCAAGTTGTTGCTGATATGGTCTTAATTGCATCAGGACTCGTCCGTACTACGGTCATAAATCCATTCTTCGATTTTATTCAGTCTGTCCCATACAGACGTTTCGGTCAGCTCTTTAAGGTGCTCCCGTTTTATTTTTTCTTCACACGAGTCACAGATATTTTCTTTACCTACGGTATAGTCATTCGTGTACCACATATAGCCGCAATGCGTACAAGTTAATTCGTAACTAAACATTTTTTTTTACCCCTTTTTACCCCGTCCGTATGCCCGGAAGTCAAATTTAAAATCAATATCAATGCTTTTAATAGCACCGGGGAGAACGTGCATCCGCGATATGTAGATACTCGGATTTTTATATCTGGGCGGTTCTAAAAGTTCGCCGTCAAGATATTTCTGGTTTAAAGTCCTCATAAGTAAACATAAGTCCAGTATGCTGTCCATTTTATTACCTCCTTTTAGTTTGTTGCTGATAAGGTCTTAATTGCCTCAAGCGTCTGCCAGGTCAATTAGTCGTGATAGAAATCTAAATTCTTCCGCTTCTGAACCTGCCAGCCACCCTTCGTTTTTAGCGTTTGGGTCGAAGTGTTCAAAGTCTCCGTATTTAAGGTTTCGCACCGTCTCTACTGAACTCTTAATATTTTTAAGCTGCTCCCATTTCGTATGGTTGAACCTTGTCATCTGGTCTAACTGCATTCTTAAGTCTTTTTCATTTTTTACTGACTCGCCTATATTACCCGCCAAATCAACTTGTGCTTTTAACAATTCTGATTGTAGGTCTTTTAATTTTTTGATCAATTCTGTTCTTGTCATTTTCTCAAGTTCTTTATTTCCTTTTAACATTTCGAACCTCCTTAAAAATAATTAATATTTTTTGTTGACATGGTCCTTATTAACCCGTACTGTTCAGGAAAGCAAGATAAAAATTAAACAAAGGAGAAAAAAAAATGATTAAAATCGAAGTACCGAACGATCCGAACGTATTAAAAGAGGTCGGCAAAATGTTTTTGGCTTTATCTGGCGCGACCGTTACCGAGCCGCTTGCGGTTGAAGACACCATGATTATAACGAAAACCGAATCAGACGGCCAGGGCGAACCAATAGACAATACGGCCGGGCCAAAACCCGAACTGGTAACACTAACCGAGGAACAAATCGAATCGGGCGTCTGTATAACCGGCTCGGCTGGTTCAGGCGGCTCAGGTGGTTCAACAGCCGACCAAGATGGACCTGTCGAACTTGGCGACGGGCCTGGAATATACCCAGATCGTACCAACCCCCCAGACGTAACGTTTCCCGACAGCGTAGAACTTGACGGCGAGGGCATACCCTGGGACGCCCGGATCCATAGCGGAGGGAAAACTAAATATGCTAAAGCACCGTTCGGCTGGAAAAAGAAACGCGGCGTACCCGGTTACGTTGTGACCACAGTTGAACAGGAGCTCCGCAACGCCATGGCCGCCAGCCCGGATAACCCGGTAATACCTGAGCCAGAGCCGGAAGCTTCTGAAGCTTTCGCGCCGCCACCGCCGGATGAAGCACCACCGGTGGACGCCCCGAGCGCCGCGGCGGTAACGTCAGACGGGCCAATTACCAGTTTTGCGGAACTTAATCTTGCTATAACGGCTAAAGGAATTGACGCCGCTGCCGTACAAGCCGCCGTTAACAAAGCCGGTTTGCAAGCTTATCCATTATTAGCAGCCCGCGCCGATCTTGTGCCAGTCGTAGCAAAGGAACTGGGACTATGAGTGAACATTCAATAATTCCCCCGTCTTTGGCGGGGATATGGGGCAAACCGGACGGTTGTACCGGCTGGGTCAAAATGGCCCAAAAATATCCGGAATCGGACGAGCCGAGCGAGGCCGCCGCAGAGGGTACCGCGTCGCACGAAGCTGGGGCCAAGATGATAGGTTTGAACCGTCTGAACGCCTGTCAGGTAGGCGATACCGCCTCGAATGGCGTCATAATCACCCCTGAAATGCTCGAAGGCGCCCAGCTCTATGCTTCGGATGTAATGGATACAAAAAGCGCCCAAAAAGCGCCGATAAGCTACGGCATTGAAAAGCGGGTCAAAGCACCAAGCGTACACGCATTGTCAGAAGGTACGCCGGATATGTGGCTTTATAATAGCGGGACACAAGACCTTTATATCTGGGACTATAAATTCGGTTACCTGGTAGTTGAGGCGTTTGAAAATTGGCAGGGCATAAATTATGCGGCTGGTATTATTGACCAACTCGGCCTTGACGGCCAGAGTATCGATACCCATATCTGTATAGTACAGCCCAGAGGTTTTTATCGTGACGGACCAATCAGAAAATGGACTTTAAGTTCCTTTGATCTACAAGGGTACGTTAACACGCTCGCTATTAACGCTCGCACGGCACTCGGCCCGGATGCTACGTTACACACAGGCTCGCACTGTCGGTACTGTCAAGCGCGTCATGCCTGCCCGGAGGCGCTCAAAGCCGGAATAGGCATGTATGAAATGTCAGCGGCTCCGGTTCCGGTCGATTTATCCCCGGAAGCGCTCGGCGTACAGTTAAGTATAATCACAAGGGCGGCTGAACAGATTAAAGCCCTGCAATCCGGATACGAGGAGCAAGTTAAAGCCCTGCAAAAATCCGGCATAGTTGTTCCGGGCTGGGGCCTCGAGTCGACGTATGGCAATAAAACTTGGTCGCGGCCTGTCGGGGAAGTGTTCGCCCTCGGTGATTTATTCGGCAAGGATCTGCGCCAAAATAAAGCAATAACTCCAAATCAAGCTATAAAATTAGGTATTGACGAAGCGGTTATTAAGGCGTATAGTGCATGTAAACGAACCGGCGTAAAGCTGGTACAAGATACGGGCAATAAAGCTCGACAAATATTTACAGGAGGAAAATAAACATGGACTTAGCTCAATTAGAAAAAATAGCAGGCCGGTCTATCGAATGGGCACGGGAAAACCAGATAACGACAGAAAAAGAAGCTATTGAAGCAGTTAAACAGGATGGATATGCGTTACAGTATGTAAGGGACCAGACTGAAGCGGTATGTCTTGAAGCAGTTAAACAGGATGGACGTGCGTTACAGTATGTAAGGGACCAGACCGAAGCTGTATGCCTCGAAGCAGTTAAACAGGACAGTTGGTCATTACGGTATGTAAAAGATCATCAGACTGAAGCCGTATGCCTCGAAGCAGTTAAACAGGACAGTTGGTCATTACGGTATGTAAAGAACCAGACTGAAGCTGTATGCCTCGAAGCGGTTAAACGGGATGGATATGCGTTACAGTATATAAGGGACCAGACTGAAGCTGTATGCCTTGAAGCAGTTAAACAGAATGGATATGCGTTACGGTATATAAGGGACCAGACCGAAGCGGTATGCCTCGAAGCGGTTAAACAGGATGGACGTGCGTTACAGTATGTAAACTTTGAAATTTTTACAGGAGGAAAATAAACATGGGAGAAGAAATACTAACACCAATTGGACGCCTTGTGGGCGGCCATCCGATGAACAGAAACGCGGTACTTGACAAAGACAAAAAGCCAGTCATGCAGGCCGACGGCGTAACACCAGCAACAGACGTATATATCGGGATCGCTATCCCCAAAACACCGGGCGTTGCGGACTGGAAACAGGAACCGTGGGGACAGTTGATCGTAAAAGCCGCCATGGCTGGCTGGGTCAATAACGAACATCTGGCCGCTACCTTCGCATGGAAAATAACCGACGGTGACAGCATGACCCCAAATAAACGAGGCCGTAAACCCGCCGAGCGCGAAGGATATCCCGGCCATTGGGTTATA